GTACCGCATACCCAAAGGGTCCAAGATAGTTCAGGCGATCCAGGGTCCGCAGCAGGGCTTGGTGTGGACTGATTTGGGCATCTGGGCCATGCAGTACGCTGGGCCACCCTATGTGTACCAGTTCAACGAGCTAGGCACTGGTTGCGGTCTAATAGGGCGAAAAGCTGCCGGGTCCATGAACGGCGTTGTTTACTGGATGGGGCAGAGCCAGTTCTTTAAGCTGTCTTCATCGGGTGTAGAAACAATCCGATGCCCCATTTGGGACGTGATATTTCAAGACCTAGATACATCCCAAACGGCTCTCGACAAGATCCGCTTTGGGGCTAATTCACGTTTCGGCGAGCTTCGTTGGGAATATCCAACCCTCGGTAATGGCGGCGAAGTTAGCCACTATGTTAAGTACAACATCTTGCTTGACCAGTGGGACTATGGGCAAGACACCGCCCAGAACCCCTATGTAGCCCGTACTGCGTGGATTAACGAAAGCGTTCTGGGACCGCCGATTGGCGCTGCCATGAACCAAATCATATACCAGCACGAAACGTCGCCGGACGCCGACGGTGCACCTATGTTCTCTAGCTTCCAGAGCGGGTACTTTGTTATCGCCGAAGCGGATGTTAAAATGTTCGTTGACCAAGTGTGGCCCGACATGAAGTGGGGGTACTTTGGTGGGACTCAAAACGCCACAGTCAAGATGACGTTTTATAACACCGACTACGCGGGCCAACCTCCGATCGCTAGCACCACATACAACATGACTCAATCGACGAAATACTTAACCCCTAGGTTCCGTGGTCGTTTGGTGTCCATTAAGCTCGAAAGCCAAGATCTCGGCTCTTTCTGGCGAATTGGTAATATTCGCTATAGGTTCCAGCAGGATGGGAAATTCTAATGGCGTCTCTTGACGACATTCTAACCGCGCAGAAAAACGGCGTTGTAGCCATCAATGGCAATACCAGCGCGCTCTTGCGGGTTCAGGGGGCCTACACATCCGCCACTGTCACCACGGACACGTTGGTAGCGTCTGGGCGAGGGTACTTGGTGTCGTGGACAGTAGTTGTTGGTGGTAGCGCTGCTGGCTCGGTGTACAATTCCAATTCAACGTCGTCTCTCCTTGCGGGACAGAAGCTTTGCCCAATCGGTACGACAGCTGGCGTATTTCCTGCTGGGTTAGTGTTTACGAACGGAATAGTAGTATCTCCGGGAACTGGTCAGTCCATCAACGTTACTTATTCGCTGGGGTAAATGATGCCACTGATCAAGGGTTCTTCCAAAAGTACCGTTTCTAAAAACATTTCCGAAATGATGCATTCTGGGTATCCGCAGAAGCAAGCTATTGCTGCAGCCTTGAACGTGGCAAACAAAGCTCGTAGCAAGCGCGCAGATGGTGGAATGTTGCTCGGGTACGCCAAGGGCGGGGAAACGACTAAACAACACGTGGGCGCTATTCATAGCGTAGTTGCTGGTCGCACGGACCACCTGCCCATGAACGTACCCTCGGGCTCGTATGTAATACCCGCAGACATTATATCAGCCATGGGCGAGGGAAACACTATGGCGGGTTTCCGGGTAGCGAAAGAGATTTTTGGCGATACCCACGACGGGGCAGTAGGTAGCAATTCGTTCTCCTCCGTTCCTATCGTGGCCGCTGGCGGTGAATACGTAGTCCATCCGGACGACGTCTGTAACTTAGGGGGAGGGGACCTTGATGAGGGGCATAAGATCCTTGACTCTTTTGTGAAGAAGATGCGGGCCAAGACGGTTCAGACTCTTCAGAATTTACCCGGCCCCAAGAAGGACTAAGCATGTCTGATCTGGCGACGCAGTTGGTAATCAGGATTGGAAAACCGGAAGACGTCGACGACATTATGGGTTTGGCTCTTTCCGCTTGCGACGAAAACGGATTCGTCGAGCCCAACCCGGCCAAGTTGCTTAACGAAATATGGCCCGCCCTTAACCAGCATTACGGGCTGGTAGGGGTGATTGGCCCAGAGAATGGCAAGCCAGAAGGGGCTGTCCTTCTCAGAATCGGTGCGATGTGGTATAGTGATAATCTGGTGTTGGAAGAAAAAGCGATTTTCATCCACCCAGAGTACAGAAGTGCTAAGGGCGGGAGAGCGCGCCGGTTATGCGAGTTCTCTAAACAGGCGGCAGACACACTAAACATTCCTCTGATAATTGGCGTTTTGTCCAATCACAGAACGGAAGCTAAGGTTAGACTTTACGAGCGCCAATTCGGTAAGCCGAGTGGAGCGTTCTTCTTGTACAACGCCACTACGGGTGGCTGGAAAGACGCTGCGGAGTAGAAGACATGGGCGGTAAAACTACTTCTTCAACACAGTCGGTTTCCATCCCGCCTGAGGTTCTCGCTCGCTACAACGCTGTTAACACGCGCGCTGAAGATGTAGCTGCTCGCCCATTTGTCCCTTACTCTAATGACCCCAACGCTTTTGTGGCGGGTCTGACGCCGTCGCAACAGGCGGGTATTGCGAACATTAACGCCGCAGCGGGAATGTCGCAGCCCTCCTACGCAGCCGGACAAGAGATGATAATGGGGGGCCTTAACCAAGGGGCTCCTCTGGTTCAGTCTGGTCTTGGTCAGGGTCAGAGCCTCACTAATGAAGCTTTAGGAACTGGCAGCAGATACGCGGGCCAAGCCGAAAGCGCTATAAATAGAGGCATGGGGGAAGTAAACGCAGACAAGTTCAGCGAAGCTGCTCTTCAGCAGTACATGAACCCGTATATGAAGAACGTTATCGAAGCCCAGCAGGCTCTGCAAAAGCAGGAGGCTGAACAACAACGTTCAGCGTTGTCGGGCCAGGCCATTATGTCGGGGGCCTTTGGCGGGGACAGGGGCGGCATTGCCCAAGCGAATCTTGCCCGCCAACAGTCTATGGCTAATCAGGCCACCCTCTCGGGTCTACTGTCGCAGGGCTACGGACAGGCTCTTAACACATTCCAGCAACAGCAGGGCGTGAACCTTGCTGCAGGGCAGGCGAACAGGGCGGCTGTTCAGGGGGCGGGCCAGCAGTTGGCCGCACTCGGACAACAACAGTACGCTCAGCAGACTGGCGCGGGGCAGAACCTGTACAACATGGGTCTTGGCGCAGGCCAAGCTTTGTATGGAATGGGTACCGGTGCTGGGCAGGCATACGCCACTCTTGGCGGGGCGGCGGAGCAGGCAGCGCTTAATGCGGGCCAAGCGCAGATGGGTGCGGGCCAGATCCAGCAGCAAACCGACCAAGCCGGTAGAACGGCTATGTACAACCAATTCCTGCAGCAGCAGGGGTACCCGTACCAGCAGGCGCAGTTCCTTGCAAACATCGCCATGGGTACAGGTGCGCTGTCGGGAAGCACCACGACGACGAACGCTCCGGGCGGGTGGTCCGATCGCCGCCTTAAGGAGAACGTTAAGAAAGTCGGCGAGACTTACGATGGCCAGAACATCTATAGCTACAACTTCAAGGGCGAAAAGCTTACGCAGCTCGGCCTTATAGCTCAGGAAGTGAAGAAAGAGCACCCAGAGGCGGTTGGCGAGCGTGGTGGGTATCTGACTGTTGATTACCGCGATGCAACGGAGGACGCTGCCAAGAGAGGTCACTTCGCGTCAGGTGGCCTCGTCGCGTCGCGAATGGGCGGTGCTGTGCTTAACCCCGGTGACTATGCTACCGGTGGCATGATTCCGTCTAGCCCCGACGAAAACGGCCAGCCAAGGTACGTTTGGTCCGACGATATGGAAAGTGCGGGTTTCGCCCCACCCGTAGAGCAGAAAAAAGCCCCCCAGTTTCCCGGGTTTACAAATTCTGGCTACGAAGACCAAGTGTCGCAGATGTACCAGAAGTACCTTGGTCGCGCACCCGCTAGCGAGGCGGAAACCGACTATTGGGAAAAGATGCTGTCTACGGGTCAGACCCCTGACCAGATAGCTTCGTCGATCGCGAAGAGCCCGGAGGCCCAGAAGTACACTGCTACGCAGAACCAGGCGGTGTTCACCGGCATCCCTACCGCCCCTTACCAAGATTCTCTTAAGTATGACCCGAACGCATTTAAGCCTTACGACCAGATGACGAAGAACAGGAGCGGGTTCTACGCCGCACCAAGCACAGCCAGCGCGTCGTCCTTCTCTCCACAAGCGGCTACTCCCGGCGCACCTGCTGTTGCGGGCAAGGGGCCGTCGCCAATGGGAGCGGGGACAGCGTCCGGCAAAGGGCCGTCGACGCCGCCCGCACCCGCACCCGTGGCTCCCGCTACCACTCCCGGCGCGCCCGCTGCTACGGGCAAAGGACCGGCACCCACCGCAGGCGCTACCACACCCCCGACCACTGGTGGATCGTCGATGGTTGGGCAAGGCAAGGGACCAGCTACTTCCGGTTACCCGGGTTCACCGCCGCCTCCTGCCTTGTCGACCCGGTACGGCTCCGTTGCCAGTAGGGCAACTCCGGTCCCCACATCGTCTGGCGCCCCGACGGCGTCCGGAAAAGGCCCGGTCGCCAGCATGGCGTCTGGCGGTCGCATTGAAAAGCAGGGCGGTGGCAGTTTGGCGATGCTCCAGCAGCTCGCCGCACAACACGCCGCGCAATACGGGCAGATGCCGGGTGGTCCCGGCTTTGAGCGCATTAAGCATACGGTTCAGCAACCATCCAAAGAAGCGATGGCAGCGCTTCGTAGTTCTGGCAGCAGTCTCCAGAGGCCTCAAACCCTCGGGTCGTCTATAGGCGAAGCCGCCAAGACCGGGGAAAATATTGGCAAACTGTTCGACATGGGCAAGAAAGCCGCCCCGTACGTTACTGGCGGAAGAGACTCTGAAGGCACGCGCATCCCCAGCATTGGGGAGCGCCTCGGGGCCATTGGTAAGCCAGAACAGGGTCCACCCATGCCCGGTGGGACCACGACCACGACTACTAGCCCCGGCGCGTCGCTAGATGATGCGAGCAACGTCCAATTGGCTGGCGGCAAAATCGACCCGGATGATTGGTTGTCGAAGAACACCATGAACGACTCTCTTCCGGTAGCTAGTGGTAAGGGGTCGTCCTCTTTTGATTCTATAGACTTGGCTCGTGGTGGCCGCGCCCACTTTGCAGGTGGCGGTCGCGCTCACTTTGCGGGCGGTGGCCTTCCTGCCGGTCTAGCCCCCGAAGAGGGGATCGACATCCCCGACGAGAGATCCGACCGCAAGCTTGGTGAAGGCCTTCTTAAGCCCAGTGGTGGCGGTGGTGGGTCTAGTGGTGGCGGAATAGGCGAGGCCCTTGGCACGGCGGCTTCCGTTGCATCCATAGGCACTGCTGCGGCCAAATTCCTGCCGATGCTCCTTACGATGTTCTCGGACGAGCGCATCAAGGAGAACAAGAAGGTCGTTGGCGAGTTGTTTGACGGCCAGAAAGTGTACAGCTACGACTTCGGCGATGGCAAGACCCAGCTCGGGCTGATGGCCCAAGAGGTCGAGAAGCGCCACCCTAGTGCTGTTCACGAAATTGACGGCATTAAGATGGTCAACTACCGCAAGGCGACGTCGAAGGCTCGCCCGCGCAAGTACGGCGGTGGACCCCTTGGCCTTGAAAATTCGCTTGAGGAAGACCAGATCCCGCCACCCCCGATCGAGAGCGCGGCTCTCCCAATCGAGAGCGCGGCTCCCCCGGTCCAGTTAGCTTCTCGTGGCGACATAACGTCCGACGCCCCCTTGCCGGGGTTGGGCGCGGTTAGACAGACACCGATGCCCACCACTGGTCTGGTGCCTTCTCGTCCAGACGTTAATCTGAACATACCTTCCGACGCCCCTCAGGGCGCTGAGGTGGAAGTCGCGGGTCTTGAGGGTAGAAGCCCGAACTTTGACCGTGCTCTGTCCCGTACCTTTAAAGAAGAAGGCGGTCTTAACAAGAGGGACACCAACGGCGAACCCTCTCTTTACGGCATCAACCGCAAGTACCACCCCGGTTTCTTCGAAAATCCGTCGAAGGAAAAGGCCGCAGAGATATACAAGTCGCAGTATTGGGACGCGATCGGTGCTGACAAGCTTTCCCCGGATCTCGCCCACGTGGCATTCGATACGGCGGTAATAGCGGGTGTTGAGAAGGCTAAGGAACTCATCCGGTTGTCGGGTGGTGACCCCCAGAAATTCCTGGATCTCCGCAAGGAATTTCAGGATTCTCTCATCGAGAAAAACCCCGGCAAGTATGGGGCATACGTTAAAGCTTGGGGAACCCGCATTAACAACCTGCGCTCCGACATAGCCAGCGGCTCTTCTGATTCTGAAGGAAGGTCTGGCACCGAACAGCGCAGCGATCTCGTTGACGGGAAGGTTAGCCAGATCCGTAGCCCCGGCATCGGTGGTCCGGGCCAAGGTCCGATGGACAAGAAGTCCGCCCCGTACCTGAACATCCTAGACAGGATTGGCGGGGACTCCTTGCCCGACGAAATGAAATCTTCCGCATTCTGGAGGCCTCTGCTGGCGGGTGTTGGCTCGATGCTCGCGTCTAATAAGCCGCGATTTAGCCAAGCTCTCGGCGAAGGCCTTGTCGGTGCGATCTCCGCCTCCGCTGGCGAGGAAACCCAAGAGCAGGCGCTTGGGGCATCCCGCGCTAACGTTGAGAAGGTGATGTCCGACATTGTCGGTAGCTCCTTTAAGACCGAGAACGGGGTAACGTTCATTAAAATCATCAAGTCCGACGGTAGCTATGACTGGTTCCCCTATAACGAGTGGTTGGCGGCAGATCCCGGCTCTCGCCCCAAGGTTGACCCCCGCGTGGAGTCAATCGTTAGCCAGATGAGGAAGTCCACCACGGGTTCCGGGGCGACTAAGCCTGATGGCACGGCTGCACCCGCTCCTGCGGGAACTAACACGCCTGCGGGAACGACTACGCCCGAAGTACCCGGTAGAGTAACCGTAAGACCGGGGGTTGAAGGAGTCGATATTACTCGCACCCCTTCGGGCATGCCCACGGCTATTGCGTTGTCCAAAGACCAAGCCAACACGGCAGCTCGCGCAGCGTTCGAAATGGCCGGTTCCGATGCCGCCACTAAGGCCAAGGCGGAGGCTGTGGACTTCTTTGATCCCCAGCTCAAGATGGCGACTAATGCCCGCGCCCAGCAGCAGATCCTAGTGCCTCTGTCCGCGTCGTTCGCGTCTCTTCCCGCTGCTGGCAGCATTTCTACCAGTGGTAAGGCTCAAGAGCTTTTGCAGCCGGTGATGGCCACGCTTAACAATCTTGCCGCCATTACAGGCAAGTCGAACCTAATTCAGGACCCCTCGATCCTGATGAACCAAGAAGAAGTTAACAAGCTGGTTAACCAACTCCAGCAGGGCCGTCTGAGCGACAGCCAGCTTCGTGCGGTTTCGGCCTTTAAGGAGCTGGCGGAGGGTATACCCAGCCTCAGCACGTCTCCGGGCGGGCAGTACGCGTTGATGGCCAAGCTACTCTCTACTAACATGCGCGAAATCGACAAAGACAAGTTCTTTACCGATTGGCAAGCAGCGGGCAGGGGCGATCGGGGTCAATACCGCGACTACGTGCGCCTGACGAGCCGAGAGGCTAATAGAGCGTTCGACCAAACCTACACCGACGCTTTCTACGCGGCGGAACGCCAGACTCTAGAGAAGATGTTCAAGGACACGGCCCCCGATCCTAAAACTGGCAAGCCCATCAAGATCATGGAGTATATGGCTAAGTACGGGAACGACCTTGGCGACGAGGAAAAGAAGGTAGTCAAAGAGAAGTACGGACCTAACGTCCTTCGCTACTTCGGCATCCCATTATAAGAGGGTTACTTAAATGGCCAAGTTTCCCTTTGAAATTACCGACGCACCGGAAGAAACAACGCCCGAGGGGGCTCCTACACCCCCTCGGCCCGAATTTAAGATAACCCCTGCGGAAGAAGAGGCACCACCCCCTTCCCGCACGTGGACGGAAACGGGGGAGGGTCTTAGAAAAACGGCCATCGCCAAGGGTTTGGAATCCGCCACCGCTTTGGGTACTTTCTCCCCCATTGGCAGTATCGAGACGTTTGCGGCCAAAGATGTACCCATGATGGCTCGTGGGGTGGGGTCTTATCTGGGCGAGAAGTTCGACGTGATTTCGCCTCAACGTGCGGAGGAAATCCGCGCGCCGGGGTCGCAGGAATACCTTCCGGGTTATTTAAAAGACCAGACTGAACTGCAGAAAAAAGGATACATCGCCCCGATAACTGGCATGCCCACTTGGAAGGGTATGGCGGCGTCCGTGCAAAAGGGACCCGAAGAGGGGTTTCCGGCCCTTCCTTCTGAAATCGCTCGCCAAGTGCGACAAATACCGGACGCCACATATAAGCCTGAAACTGCGGGTGAGAAAATTCTTGGTGAGGCCATCACGGGTGGTGCTCAAGGCATACCCGGGGCGGTCCGCACTATGGCTGGCCGGGTTATATCGGGCGCTGGTGCTGGTGCTGGCGCAGAAATGGGTACTCAATACGCTGGCGAGGGCGAGGGCAACGAGGGCTTCGCCACGTTAGTCGGCGCTCTTGGTGGTGGGTTGCTGGGCAGCAAAATGGCCAACGCCATGTTGCCCACCGTCGTTGGTAGAGACAAGATCGCGGAGGCTCTAGCTGAGGATCTCCGCAAGGGCCAGACCCCCATGTCTCTCGAAGCTGCCCGCAAAGCGATTATTGACGGCACTCCCATAACCCTTGCGGACATAGCGGGTCCCAAGACCCTAGCTATGCTTGGTAAGTATGGCGACCTGTCGAACGCGTCTCAGAGCAGGGTAGGGCAATTCAACGCGTACCTTAGAGAAAGATCCCTTTTGTCAGGGGAGCGCGTTGGGGAAAACGTTCGAGACGCCATGGGCGTCACCAAGCTGGACGCTGACGCTTTGCAGCAATTCAACGAAGCGGCGGGCAAAGTGACTCGCGACCGGGTCTATGGGTACCTCAAGGGTAGACCGGAGGCTGACGCGGTGGACTCGTCGCTGTTTTCTAGGAAGCTAATAGACGACGTTGACTACCAGACTGCCGTTCAGCGTGCTCTCAAGAACTCGCAACGTCTGCCGGACGAATTTCAAATCGTTACCCCGCAAAGCATTAAAGGCGTTCCCGGGGCGGAGAGCAAAATACTGCAAACCCCTCAGGGCCTTAAAGAAACGCCTGGAACCCCGGCGGTTCCCGCTCAGGAAATACCGGGCAATCTCGCGTTTTACCAGCAGGTCGACCAAGAGATCGGGTCGATGATTAAGATAGCGAAAAGGAATGGCGACACCCAGCTGGCTCGTGGCCTCATATCTACTCAGAACAATCTACGCGACGAGCTGGACAGCGTGTTCAAAAGGGCGGGTAGCCAAATTACGTATCGGGAGGCCCAAGGAGCGGCCCGCAAGACGTTTGTTGGCGAAGAGGCCCCCGAGGCGGGTTACAATTTCGCGGGCTCCCTGATCACCAGCAAGAAGAACCCATTTACTCGTGGCGAAGTTCGCCGCGAATTTGACGCCATGGACCCCCAGAACCAGCAATTCACACGATTGGGCGTTGCTGCTCGGATACAGGACGAAGTCGAGAGCGGCGGCATCGGGAAGGTAGCCAAGAAATACCTAGACGACGCAACGTTCCGAAAGGACATGAAGCACGTCCTCGGAGAAGAGTCCTTTAACCGCATTTTTGGAACGATTCTAGCCGAAAACACGGTCAGGCAGGCCGACCAGCTCCGCTTTATAGCATCGAAGGTGACGCCACTTAGTGCAGGTTCACTCGGGTCCACCATAGCTATTCCGGACATTTTGCAAGCGCTCGTTCAGGGACAGGGTCTGCAGTCCATAGCGGGCAGCGCCGCCCCAACGGCCCTTATGGGCTTTCTCGGGGCGATGGGGATCAAGCAGGGCTTTAGCGCCATGGAGCGTCGGGTGGCCGACAAAGTCATCCCGCTGGCTCTCTCTAAAGACCCGAAGGACTTCATGGAAATCGCCAAGCTGGCAGAACAGTACCCTATAGTTAATAACCTGTTCAACCGCCTAACGACTACGATGTCCGTGGCTAACACCAATTTCGAGCAGGCTCTAGAGAGAGCCGAGAAGAAAAAGGCGGGGGCTGCAGCACCGGCTGGCGAGCGAGTTGGAAGAAAATCTGGTGGGCGGGTTTCCGCAGAAGGAAAAGCCGATGCTTTAGTTCGTGCCGCGGAGTCCGCGAAAAAGGGTATTAACAAGACCACGGAGCCACTGTTAAAATCCAGCGATGACCACATAGCTAAAGCTCTTGAAGTCGCCAACCGCCACATTTGAGGTAGTAACATGCCCACCGCCACCACGACTAACAAAGGTCTTTTCACTCCCACCTACCAAGAATTCGCCGCAGACGCGACCGGCTGGACTGAACCAATTAACACCAACTGGGAAGTCATAGATACCTCGTTTGGCGGAACGTATTCTCCGCCAAGCCTTACATCTGCCAGCACCGATATAACGCTTACTGCGACGCAGTGCCAAAACGCTCGCATCAAGCTCACCGGCACGGCCACCACGGCGAAGACCATTAACTTGTTCTTTCCCTCCACGCTATCCGGCGCTTTCATTATAGACAACTCGACCACCGGACCCTTCACCATATACGTTAAAAACGCTGGTGCTGGCGTAGAGTTTGTAGAAGCCGTTCAGGAAGCCAATACCCAAGTGTGGGTGGACCAAGCCACTGCTAGCACATACTTGGCCGATAGTACGCCTATTAATGCGGGTACTGGAATTAACATAACAAACGGGGACACGATAAACCTAACCGTGCCCGTAACGGTGGCCAACGGCGGTACTGGAGCGACGACGTATACAGCTGGGCAGCTTCTCATTGGCAACTCTGCGGGTGGTCTTACTCCCGCAACACTCACTCAGGGCTCGAACGTAACCATCGTCAACGGCAACGGCACCATAACGATTTCGGCTACGGGTTCGGCCTCGCCGTCGGGCGTTACTTCGATTGCAGCGACAAGCTCGGCAAGCGGCTTTGGTCTGGCCGCAAACGTCTCGACTGGCGCTGTCACCCTTACCTACAGCATTTCGAGCGCATCGAACGCACGTACAAGCCTCGGCCTTGGTACTATAGCCACGCAAGCTGCAAGCTCTGTAGCCATCACGGGTGGGACGCTGGCGGGCATGACTACGGCTCGCATAGGCACGTCTAGCGCCCTCTCCACGGCGGAAACCCTGACGGTTCTTGCCCCGGCCAGCACAGACGGCGTCGTGTCTAAGGTGACAACGAACACCCAATACAATTATGTGGGTCAAAACTCTTCAGGCACGGAAACTTTCTTCGTAGACGGCACTGGCAACTTGGTGGCCGGAAATACGACAACAGGTGCTGGAGGGTCATTCACGGGAGCGAAAGGCCGATTTAACAACAGCGCCGAATGGGGGCTTGAGGCGTACCAAAGCGACACGGCTGACAATTCTTTTGGCGCGTTGGCTGTCCGCGTGAACAATGTCAACAACCCTCTTGCTCAGTTCTTTTATGGGTCAAGCACAACTCCGGCGTCATATGTCGCAACTGGCGACATTAGCACCACTATTTCAGCGGTGTCATACAATACTGCTTCCGACTACCGTTTGAAAGAAAATGTCTTCGATCTTTCGAATGGTATAGATGTTGTAAAAGCCCTTCGCCCGGCAAGTTTTACATGGAAAAACGACCCATCAGGTATGGCCGTGACGGGCTTCATAGCCCATGAAGTGCAGGCAATCGTCCCCCAAGCTGTGACCGGGAAAAAAGATGCGGTCGCACCTGATGGATCAATTAGAGCGCAGGGCATAGATCACAGCAAGCTGGTCCCCATCCTGACGGCAGCGATCAAAGAGCTGGTCGCGCGCGTCGAGGCGCTAGAAGCAAGATTGGCGTAGCGTCGAACAGCTAGGGGGGCGAACCCCCCTAGCGCACCCACAAGAAGTTAAAATTCGCCATTGCTATCGTCCGGCTGCTGTTAACGCTTCGCGGTTTCCTTGGGACGTAGACTAGCCTATAGTGTTCTTTGCACCACGGCCTCAATATTGAGTCCACGGCTTGGCTACAGTACATACCGTTACCGAACATCCACCTACAGTCGTGCGGCGTTAACTCCATCATCGTCTTCATCTTTGCGGGCGGCTTGGTGACTGGCAAGGTCGTCGTGGCTGGTCCGATTCTCTTGTTAGTGGTGACGTGTTTATCCGCCAACTGGTCCTTTTTGTCCTCAATCGGGAAGAGGGTTTTCTTTCGAGGCTTTGGTGGGTAAGACGGCAGTTCTTTTTGCTTCGGCGTTTGTGGTCCTTTTTTCACGGCAAGACCTTCTTGTTGCGCCCTATACACAGTCCCCATGACTATGTTCCGTGTAACTTCGAGATGATTGGCTATGTCTCCAGACGTAGCGCCGTTATTCCACATTTCAATAATTTCGCTTTTCATTCTTCCCTCATAAATTGGGGGCGCTGATTGATGCCAGCGCCCCTCTTACTCAATCTTTCGTAAACCTGCCCCAAGATTCCTTGATGAGGTCTGCCCCCATTATCGTGAGCAAAACAGTAACCATCACCAGATTTATGGCGACACAGGTGGCCATGATTACTCCTATAAATACTAGGACATCTACCATGTTTGCAGAACTCCTGCCCAGTGTGGCACTTTAGACGCCTCGGCCATCTTCACGTACTTACTCCTGTACGCCTCGGCTCTGCGGTTTAAGCGCTTGTTCCATCCGCCCCAACCGGCGACGTGGCATGCGGCCATTTTGCGGTAGGTGTTGGCCCCCACATGAAGACATTTCTCCATGTGGAGGATGCCCGCAGTGATCTGCGACCGGCAGTCCCGGTGCAAGTCGTAAGGGCTAATGCCAAGAGACTCGGCGCTTTTCGGTAGCACCTGCAGGGGTCCAACCGCCCTACCATGGCGGGTTTTGGGTCCCAACACGTGGCACCGGAAATTACTCTCCAACTTGGTTAGTCGGAGAGCGTCGTCGACATGCTGTTGTCCAAGGCGCTTGCGGGCCTCGTCCATCACCATCTTTGCCACGTCGGCTTGCTTCCCGGGGGCATAGTACAAGTCTCCGGCCCAAACAGTGCTTCCCACTGCTATCCCCTTCGACCAGTACTCTTTGTCCTTTCGGAAAAAGTCGGCGGCGCTTTCGTTAGCCCAGACAGTTGGCATTGAGCCAACCGCCAAGGAAACGGAAGCTACTATGGCTATGATGCGTTTCATGATTTCTCCTGTATTTCCTCTTTTTGGGATGTCTCTACAACTGCCTGTTTCATCTCCTTTTCCAGCTTGCACAGATTTACGGGCGCTACCATAGCCATTCTACCAGCAAGCGAGGAATAACCTGCTTGGTCAATGTAGTGGTCCGAGTGGTTAGCGTTGCCAACCTTGGACCGAGACATCTTGGCCAGCACCTGCATTTGGCAGACGTCCGCAGCAGAAATTTTAAACCCGAGATAAGCCGACCACAAATTAGCGGTGTGGTTGAAGTTCGCCTCGGAGTCCCCGTGGGTGTTGGGGCGATCGGTGGTGACGCGGATGGCTTCGCTCAGGATGTGGTGATTGATGGTGTTCATTTCGAGGTCCTCTTCTTACGGTAAAGCATATTGGCGCGAACAGTGATGTGGCCGGTTTGTCTTCTCCACCTCTCGGCGGTCCTTCTCAGGCCATCGGCCTTCTCTTCCGGCACCCATACTGAGACTAACTTAAAGCCCCTCTCCTTCTGGGACTCCATGTATTTCTTCATTCTTTCCGACATTACTTCCTGACCTCCATTACTACCTTGACCAGATCCTTCTTGTCTTGGAGCGCCTTGATGATCTTGGCCTCGATCGGGCTCCCCGCCATGTCGTAGTAGGAAACCTGGTCCGACACTTGCCCGTGGCGGTGGTTCCTGTCTTCCGCTTGCGTGCGGTCGATTATGCTATAGCTGTTCTCGGCGAAGATGGTCGTGCAGCACGGCACGTTAACGGTCCCCAGCAAAGTTAGGCCCTCTTTGGCCGTCGACGTCTGGGCTATTATCACCCGCTGGTCATCGCGCTTGTTAAAGCAGGACACGATGTCGGAGACGTCGTCCTTGTCCATGCCGCCACGGATCACCAACGGGTCGTAAGGCCCCAACGCCCTTTCGAGCATATTGATAGTCTCGCGGTAGTGGCCAAATATGATGGCCTTTCCCGGTATGTCCTCGATTATGTCTTTAATGGCCTCGATTTTCGGGTTCTTGCCGGGTTCGCAAAGGTGTATCACTTTCTGGTCGTCGTCGATCATGAACCCGCTGGTGATCTGCTGCATCTTCATCAGGGCGGTAATCACCATTTGGGCGGTGACTTCCTTGTCGTCGATCGCCAGAAACCGGTCCTTCATGATCTGCTTGTAGAACCGGCGTTGGTCGATGTTCATCTCGTAGCCAAGCGTGTAGTAGGCCTTGGGTGGGAGAGACGCCATCCACTCCTTCTTCTTGGCGGTGAAGGAGCACTCCGCCAGCATCTCCTTAAGCTCGGCGCCCCTTTGCATGCCGACGATCTGCTTGCCCATCCAACCGCCCATTACGCCGAACCGGTTGCGGAAAGTGTAGGGGCTGCGGTGACCGCCGTGCTTGTTTATGGCCCGGAGCTGCGCCCAGAGGTCGACGACGTTGTTCGCCATCGGGGTCCCGGTCATCACCCGCTTGACCTTGGCGTGGTCGAACATGTATATAACCGCCTTGGACACCTTAGCCTTGAAGTTCTTAATGCGGTGGCTCTCGTCGCAGACGGCGTAGAAATCTCGGTCCTTAACCTCCGAGTATATCTCGTCGAAAGACTTGCTTATCATCTTCTCGTAGTTAACGATCCACATCCCAAGCTTTGGCGCGGGCTCGGGAAATATGGCTACTTCGTACTCGAACCCCATCTTCTCGGCCTCGGACCTCCAGTTGGCCCGCAAATTGTTGGGGCAGATCACCAGAAGTAGGTCTACCTCCTCCTTTTTGGCCAAATCGGTGAACTCGGCCATGACCGTTCCGGTCTTACCCATACCGGGCTCCATGAAAAATGCAAACCCGCGCATCTCGTCGGATTGCTTTAGCGCCTCTGCCTGAACCGGCAGTGGTGGCATGTTGAAGGGCCAGTCTGTCATAGCTCGTCCATTAAAAGGGTGGGCGGGGCATGCTGCCTTAGGCACAACTCGTTAGCATGCTCCTTCCATAGAGCCTCTAGGTCCTCAGTCGTGGCGGGTAGCTTCATCCACCGCAACTTTAGCCTTTGCTGAGCTTCCTTCACTACTGGAGATACCCAGACGTTGCCCAGCAGCAGCTCCTCGGTCAGGTAGCAGACTTCCTCGATAGAGTCCGCTACGGACAGTATGGCCCGGATCTCGTCCGTGGCCACGAGGCGGGTATGCATGACGTCCAAGCCAAATTTGGCGGTCATGACCGGCAAAATGGCGTCCCCGCCCTTCTCCTTGCACCAAGCAGCCCTTTTAGCGGGGCCAGGTATGTCGCCCGTGATCGTCTCGTCCAGATCGTGGTACAGCGCGTATCTAAACAGCTCTTCGTAGCTGCCGTCCCAGCCTATCGTGCGGGCGATCTGGTCCGCGTAGACGGCGGTGAAGTACGAGTGCTCCGCTAGGTACTGCTGGCGGATGCGTCGGGCGATCGCCCACCTCGGTACGTACGCCACGTCCCGAAAGTCGGCTGTAAATGGCTTATCCGGCTTCATTCGCATCTTGCTTGCTCCCCCGCGACACTAGATTTTCGCGATTATCTTTGCCTTTGGCTAGAATGTCCCATATGAACATGCAATAATTGGCTACGTCGATGCATTCATTCATTACTTCGTTAGTGGGCTCGTACCTGAGGGAAATCTCCAGCTCTCGGACCTCTGCTTGAAGCTTCTCCCTTAGGTATTCAAGGGGGAGGTGGTCCCACCCCCCGTATCCGTCGCGCTTTTTGAGCTTTAGCTCCATCATCTCGGCGAAGTACGCCACCTCTGGGCGGATACTAGTTGCCATTGGACAGTCTTTCGACTGCGTCGTGAAGCGACAGGACGTCTGTCGTGCAGGGGCCGAACGAGTAGACTATCTGGGGCTTCACCCCGTAGTATGCGTGCGCCACCATCATCTTGTTAAGGATCTTGACCAACTCCGCCTCATTTAGGAGATAGTCGCAGAACCCTAAATGGACGATGTCTGGGCGAAGTCGCGCGATGGACTCCCTGTACTGCATCTCCGAGAACGTGAAGATGCGGCGAACGCGCTTGGTAACGGTCGTGCGCTCGGGCTCCACGTTGGGGAAGTCCTCCCAGTTCAACTCGTGCTGGTCGTCGTACACCCCGCCGGAGTACCCAATGGTCGCGCCGTTCTCGTCGACGATGTTGCCAACGCGAATTGGGTACGTTCTTGCGGTCATCAGGGTCTTATGCAAGTAGGAGGGGTGGACTCCCGCATCGGACAGCGACTGCGATACCGAGACTTCGCGCGATGTGCAGTGCGGGTGAAAGCCATTATTGAGGGACAGACCCATGCCCTGCGGCGTCTCGACGCAAACGGCGTAGCCTTTTTCCATCACGTCGTTAAGGTCTATGGCTCTAACGGACATACCAAGGTAGGACAGGTGCTTTGTGTAGTCCTTGGCCGTCACGCCCTCCCGCATGATCTTGCGGGCCAGAGCGCGACCAACACCCTTCTGGGTAGACGCGATCTGGGTGGCCCCAGACGACTTGTCCTTTTCGTAGTCTTTGTCTTCCTGAGTAATGACAGCCGCGTTGGGGTGGATTACGACTCGGCGAAAATCGATGTCAAGGGTGTTTATCTCCTCTTCTAGCATCTCTATATCGATGATGGCCCCGGCATTAAGGTAAATCATCGAGTCTTTCTTCAGGACGCCCATCGTCGGCATATGGAAAGTAATGAACTTGGTGCCGTCTGGTAGAACGGTGGTGTGACCAGCGTTGGGGGCCGCGTTCGTGGTGCAGACGGTGAACGACCAGTTGTGGTCCGGATGGTCTTTGTCCATCTGGGCTACTTGGTACGCGGCGGCAAGACCTTTGCCGGTGCTGCCGAACTGTCCGTCGATCACTACGCTAGCCTTGCCACGCGTTAGAAAGCTGCTCATGTGTATATCCTTACAGGGTTGTTGATAAATTCTACGATGGGCCAAGGACCCCTCTTCTCTTTCTTCGCCAGCGACTCTATCGAGCACTCCACACGAGTGGCCTCGGGTGGAACCCGCAACATGTACAAGTCGTCGTCGTTGGTGACTACCACCCAGACCTCGCAACGGATGCCAGCCATACCCATCTTGGCCATGGTTTCCTGCTGAATTCTCGTGGTATCGACGTTTACGAACCCTTTCTTCTTGTAGTCCGTAACCTTCATCTCCACGAACAGTATTTCGTGGCCGGGGGCCTTGAGCATCAGATCCGGTATACCGGCTAGAAACCGATTAGACATCTTGATGGCGTACGCCTTTGGGAACGCTGCCTTGAAGTCCTGCATTACCTTTCTCTGGTGCTCGACCTCGTTCATATCATGCCCCTATCGGACATGATCTTTTGCCACGTCTTCTCGCCGTAGGAAGCCCATGCCCAATCGGGTCCGGAGTCCTCTTCTACTTCGATCGGTACGCGGATCTCGGGGAAATCGCACATGATCTCCAGCGCCTTCTTGTAGGCACCCTCGTTGCCCTCCACGTATTGGAAGTCAATGGAGTCGTGCACGTTGTTAAGCATGTCGATGCCGCCCATCTCGGTGCACATCTGGTCGATCTTCACCATCGAGATCTTGATCATGTCGGCGTTCGAGCACTGGAGAATGCGGTTGACCGCCTTGTACTCCAGGCCCTTCCTTTCGAGGCGAGACTTGCGGCCAAGGATCGAGAAGACGAAACCGCGCTTCTTCATGAGGCGCGAGGCGTCCCGCTGTAGGTCCTTGATCTCGGGCATCGAATTGAAGTACGCGTCGACGATCTTTAGAGCCTCGTCCATGGGCTTCTCTAGCATCAAAGCGGCCTTGTTGTTACCGGCCCCCGTCAGGAGGGCTTGGTTAAGGCGCTTGCCGGATTGGCGGTCGATATTAGCTGCCTTGGCGACGGCGGTATGAGCATCGATCGACGGGGTCTGGTTGTACCCGTCTACTAGGACCTTGCACCCCGAGTAGTGGGCGAGGAGCCGGGGTTCGCACTGGCTGTAGTCGGCGGAGCCCCAGACCATGCCCTCGTCGGGGATAAATATGGACCTGAACAGAGTACCAGCGTCTTCGTCGCGCTTGGGAACCGCCTGCAAGTTGGGGTTCGACGACGACAGGCGACCGGTGACGGTCCCATACGTGTCGCCCCGCAGCTGGTTAAACGTGGCGTGCACCCGCCCATTGTGCAGATGCCGGTCAATCATCGGGTCGATGAAGGCCTCAAGGAGGCGGGTAGACTTCCGGATGGCGACGATCTTTCGACCGATGTCGGTGGTGCGCAGATACTCCTCGGGGAATGACGCGTTGCCAGCTTCGGTGGTAGGCCACCCCGACAGATTATGCTTCTGGTGAAGCCTCAGGATCTGGGCCGACGAGTTGACGTTGACCTCTTCGCCAAGCGACTCCTTGGCGCGTTGCTGCGTCTCGGCCATCACCACCCGCAGACGGTGCAGACGATCGACGTTGATCTTGATGCCGCGCATCGTCATGCGGTTTAACACGGGGATCAGGTCGCACTCAACCTTGTGCACCCGATCGAGGCTCTGCTTGTCGATGTCGTGGGTCTGGTTCTCCCACAGCTGCCATGTCGTCACCCCGTCGCCGGTGGCGTATTCGATGGCGACCGGATCGTCTGCCGACAGGCGCCAATACTGGCCCATGTAGTTGCGGCCAAAGTCCTTGTTAAAGGTCTTCTCGATGTGCGCCTTGATCTCGCTTGACTTCTTTGCCACGACCCCGGCCTCCTCCGCGCAGCTCTCCAGCGAGAAGGACCGGCGAAATTCGTTAAGCAGAGCCGCGTTGATCATCGTATCTTCGATCGGACCGTTGAGGCTGATGCCCTCGGCGTGCAGGAAGCCAAGATCGAACGCCATGTTGTGGCCTATCCATCGGCGGGGATGCTTCTGGTGGGACAGGATCATAGCCTTGACCGTCGCGGCGTCGTAATTAGGCCCCCTCTCGTGCCTTACGGGTAGGTACAGGGAGTCTTCTTGGTGCGGGCCAAAGGAGAAGACGTAGCCGCAGATCTGGTTGGTTCTCCAGTCAAGACCAGTAGTCTCGACGTCGACCACAATCTCGCTCGCCCACTCTATGCGGTTCGATACGTCATCAATTAAAGACATTTAGAACCCTCTGTGAACGCCCCCGACGGACTCTACGCCGTCGGGGGCCAAGGACTTTCGATCCTTAAGCGCGCCCCTCGCGCGCTCCTTGCTCAGTAGTCGACTGTGGTCGTGGCGGCGTCTCCTTCGCCATGATCGACTTCTTCAGCAACTCCGTACAGACCAGACTTGCTCACTTGTTGGTGCATGCTCTTGCAGAACTTGTAAGAAGTCTCGTCCGAGTTAATGCCAACGAACGAGAAGTCCGGGGCAAGGTGCTTTTTGCCATTGCTGGCAGTGACGGTGACGGACTTGATGCGATACTTGAGGGCGAAGGAAGGCCCGCCATGAGACCGCATCAGGATGTTCTCCTTAAGCTTCTTTCCGATCGAGAAAGCAGACTTCTGGAAAGTCATCACGCCAAAGGCGTTAGACCCGCTACCGGGGATGACGAAAAGGAAATTAAGGGACTCCTTGCCCGGGGGCGGTGGGTTCCCCTTGGGCCAATGGGTCAAACGCGACTCCGCGATTGAACTCTTGGTGTCCCATATCTCCTTCTTGCCGCCAACCATAACGTCGAACTGGGTGTTGCTCGGGTCCCAGATCCAGATGCCCTTTTCGTTACGGCGACCACGGGCCAAGGGAGCGTTAGCCTCCCCCGTCGGGTCCCAAAGGGCGTATCCGGTCTCAGCGTAGACGGGGACCACGATGATCTCGTCGCCCAAGTCCTCGCGAAGGCTGGTGTGGTAGAAATTGCCAGCCTTGGCCTCGCCATTACCCACAGGAACGCTTGTCGCGTGCATCAGAGAAAGGCGGGGGATGGCCATGCTAGACCGGTCCACGCCCTCCATGCCCAAACCGGCGTCTTCCCGCATGAAATCGGGGAGGGCCAACGGTCCGGTCTCTTCAACCACTGCTACTTCGCTCTTCGTTGCTTGCTTTGCCATTTTGGTTCTCTCTGCTTGCTGCTTTTCTAGTGGGGTTCAACGGGAAGTTACCACCGCCCCACCACCGGTGATTATGGAGCCTTCGTCACGGACAGCTTGACGTAAGGCGAAATCTTGAACACGTCCTCCGGCACCGGCATGTTCTCTTTCAACATGTTCTTCACAGTGGCCTTGAGGGTGCTCGAATTGATGGTGCTGGTGATGATGTCACCGTAGCCGTTCTCGGTGAGCCAATCGTAGGCCTTGCCCTTGTTCTCGGGCGGCACGGACACCGAGATGTCGGACATGTCGATGGCGATGCGGTAGCCGTTAAGGGTGGTTACGCTCTTCACCGAGTTCTGGCTAAACAGCTCGGGCAGGACGGTGAACCGCAGACTCTCCTTCATATGAAAGACCTGAGCCTTCACGGTCTGTATCGCGTCCTCCAGATCCACCAGATTCTTGTAGTGGGTGGCGGTAGGAGCGAGGACCGTCGACGGGCCAAGCGATTTCAGGTGCTCGATCTCTTTGCGCATGTCTTCGAGGACCGTGTACACCCTCTTGATGCAGAACTCGGCATCGCGCAGTTCCGCCACGTCCGGCGGCAGTTTTTCGCCAATGTCCGCGTACTTGAACGACAACTCGTTTACCATTTCATTTCTCCGTTTCTCACCACCAGCTACTCAGCGTAACTATGGTATACTTGTTAAGCTTCTTGTTATAGCGACCAACGTAGACAGGATCATGGTCGCCTATGTAGTAAATCATCATCGCGAAGATGAGGGGATCGCCAAAGTCGATGATCACATCGTGATCGGGGTCAAAGTCCTTCATCATGTTAGAAATCGTCTTTTCGTAGTCGGACGCCTGAGAGATGAGGTCATCGTACAGAGGCTTCGAGCAAACGTAGACGATTTCATCGGCGATAAGTAGAGGAGCCTCTTGGTCGTATCTGGGCGATGGGTTGGGCGCAAACGCACGCTTAAACTTCGCCATCCTAAAACCGGATCTCGTCGTCTACCGGTGACGGTCCGTCGTTTGACGTGGCGGGCTTGATGTTCTTCTCCTGCACGGACAGCGACAGGTAGGAGTTGCCACTGGCCGACTTCTTTCTCCAGCCCGAGATCTTGTAGACGATCTCGTTGAGCATGAACTCGCCGGTGTAGTCGGGGTGCGCGTCCTTCTCCTTGAACTTGTTCGTGAAGAGAGAACCGGAGCCCTCGCGATGTTCCCATGCCATTACTTGTCTCCCTGCATCTGGCGGATCTTGAAGTTTGCCCAATCGGCGACGTCTCGCACCGTCCATACCGACACCGAGGAGCCGTATGGGTATCTGTCGGACATGTAGCAGAAAAGGGACCACAGGTCGGGGTGATCGCAACAGGGCTCTTCGCTGTAGCGATCGGTGACCATGTCGAGGATCGAGTGGTAGGGGGTGAAAAAGTCGAATTCTAGTTGCATGTCGTTTCTCCGTTTACTTGTACACTATACCACGCCCTTTGCGGGCTGTCAATGTTTGACAGAATTAGTACCGTTTAGCATGTTTTCCACACCCTCCACTAACTCTGGCATGAACCTCATCATGTCGCATGCCTTCTCAACGTTGTGGTCGTACGCCTCCTTGGTGGGCGAGGCTTTAACCAGCGTTTCGGTGGTGACCAGAATCAACACCGCCAACGCCTCTGGGAAGTCCAGGCCAGACAGGGTCTGGGAAATGTGGTCCCGCAAACAGAACAACATTTCTGCATTAAAGTCGTCTTTATCATTAGTCATGTATCTTCTCCAATGCGGTGTTCACAAACATTATTATTGCTTTGGCGTTGGGTGGGTAGTCGTATTCACAGTGCGTACGAACAGCCCTTAAGGCGGTTTCTAGAAGCTCGATGCGGTCGGCAGCTTGTTTGAATACAGCATTGTCCCAGCCAAAAGACGCCGCATAAGCGGCCCTATCACGCAGTCGATCCACAATGTCGTCAATCATCTTTCTTCTCCTGTAATGCAGGCCGTATTGGCAGCGGCATCCAATGCGTCATCCAATCCTCATTAATCATGGGTGGAGCATACGAATCGACCCTGAACCCGCCGTACTCACCGTCGGTATGAAAAGCGATCTCAATATTACTTGTCCTCATTAGTGCCAGAAACTTTGTTCCATCTTTTGGCGCTGTTGATATATCTTGCCATTCAGTCATCTTTCTTCTCCCATGCTTGAGCGCAAGTGCCACACTCCTTGAACGTGCCTTTGCGTAGCAGATTGCCGGACATGTTTAATTCTTTCCCGCAAGAACACCGGCACCTAAACACCGCTCCCGATCGGCAGCGTTTAGTCGGCATCTTGACGCGCTTGATGACGGTCAGACGTCCAAAGACCTTGCCGGTTTCGTCCTTAACGTCGATCACGGCAACGACCCCCGGCCATATGTGACGTTAACATCGGCGCGAATTAGCTTGTTGTTATAGGTCCAGCACTCCCCGTTGTTCAGGAACACCACCCACATTAGGTCGTGCTCCGGTCCGTAGTCGATCAGCACTTGGGCGAGGCCTTTCCCCTCTGGCGTCACGACGGGGATCGGCGGGTCGAGCTGCATCATCATTTCGCGATCCTCTTTTTCATCCTGTTGCCAAGCTTGCTGCGCTCCGACGCGCTCTCGATCATCGGTCGCGTTATGTCGCCCAACGCCCTATGCTTCACGACGGCGCCAAGCACGATGTTCTTTGTGCAGCCCACTTGCTTGGCCACTTCTTTGGCACTGAGCCCACTGTTCCAAAGCTTGACGATTTTTGCGTTTCGCTCGTCATTCACTCGTCGTCTCCCTCGTCCTCGTATGTCTTGGGCGGATAGGCCAGGTGCTTCAGATCGGCTATTCGCGCCTCGGCCTCCTTGCGCATGTCCGAATAGGACGCGGGGAACGTTCTAATCAGGCCGTTCTTCGCCATCAGAGACACCCAGCCATCTAGCGCCCTCTGCAGATTGTGCGACAGATCGCGCTCGACCCCGAGTTGGTAGTACAACTCGGGGATGTCTACGGTGTACCCTTTTTCGTCGCTCATAGCATCTCTTCGGCCATGGCGGCTTCTCTAGAGTAGAAAGAGATGTCGTCGCAGAGCGCGGCGTTGTCGTATACCGCCTTGACCACGTTTTGGAACATCCATTCGTCGGACGCAAAGGACCTGTACTTTTTGCCGGGGGCCTCTTCGCAGATGTCCACGCGCTCGATGTACCAAGACCCTCCGCCAACGTCTACCTCGATCGACAGGTGGACCTCCTCGAACGTCGCGCCGGGGAGGAAGTCAAAGGACTTTTCGAACATAGCGTACATGGTGGCTGCGTACATTTGCTCTCTCCTCACTTGATGATGCCGACTTGCTTTAGGAATTCGTAGTCCTCCAGAGGGGCCACTACGACCGCCATCGGGTGCTTGGACAGATAGACGCGCAGGCGCATCTCGTTCGCGAGCGTCGGGTTCTTGCGGAATTCTGCCAGTATCTTTCGCATTGCGTTTCTCCGTTTCACTGGTGGCATCGGCCACTGGTTTATTTAACCACAGCCGACGCGGGGTGTCAATATACTACGGAACGGTGTCAGTTATGGACCACCGGAAGGGCCATCTCCATAGCCAAGCACCACTGGCGCAGATCTTCCATGGCCGTTTCGGCCTCGGTGCGCTTGTACTTCTTGCCGGTGTACTCGCTGGCCATCTTCAGGAGCTTGGTCATAGTCATGCCACGGGTCATCTTCATGCCCTTGTTGGTGTACTTGATAGAAATCATGATGGTCTTGGCGCGAAACAGGTGCGTTGCGTCGAGGCCAACGTATGCGGTGGCTACACCGTCGGTGACGTGGATATGGGAATCAGTCATCTTTTTTGCTCCACTCGGCGATGTTGGTTAATTCGTAGACTCTGGCCATTTCGACCACCTCCTTCTCGGTCATCCACAGGATGCACATCTCGGCAAGGACCTTCGCCTCTATCACCCCCTCGTCCATTGCTTCGAGGAGCTTAATGGTCATTTTTCTTACTGGTAGGAATACCATCGTTTCTCTCCGTTAGTAGGGCTTGCAGACGTCTGCAAACACGATATGGTCTTGGTAGTTGTACAGGACCGAGACCCCGGCGATCGGCGAGCGCTTGGCCTCGACCTCGTCGGCTCCGCGCAGCCATGCGATCACGGCTTGAATGGCGTATTTCTCGTTCTTGGTCCTCTTCATAAGTTGGCGGTAATACTTGAGCGCGGAAGTGGGCGACCAGCCGACGACCGACTCGTAGATGGTGTATCGAATGGGGGCGGGCAGCTTTTCAAGGGCTTTGTAGTCGCGGTCGCTCTGGTTGTACTTGGTAACCTTGGCCATCTCGTTTCTCCGTATCGCTTGGGAAAATCCCACCCGCTAAGTAAACCACGGGTGGGACCCCTTGTCAATATATGACAATCATATGTATTTGGAAAGCATCTTCATAAACATCTTGTTCTGGCTCTGGAGTAGCTCGATCTGCCTCTTTTGCTCGGTAGACTCCGCGACCAGACGGTCTATTTCTGCCTGCGCCATCTCCAAGCGCTCGAAGTAGTCCTCGGGTTTGGTGGATGGAGCGGGTGGGCTGATCGTGATCGCGTGCAGCTTCCTCGCCGCAATCGCGATCTTCTGTAGCTCGTCCTTGTTCTGGCGCTGGGCGGCTTTAAGGGCCTCTTTCTCCCTCTCCACCTGCAGCTTCTCCCACCACCCTCTCCGCCGGAGATGGCTTTGGGCTTTAGCCTCTTTTTTCCGCTTGTCCGCTTCGCGGAGCCTTTTGGCCCTAGCTTCGGCGCGCTTAAGCTTCTCCCGGTGGTTGTGCGTCAGCTTGTATACCTTGTTTATGTCGACACCGTACGCCTTGGCTACATCCTTTGGCTTGGAAGCCCCACTAAGGACCGCCGCGAGCATTTCTTTATTCCGTTCACTCATCTCTCTCATGTCGTTTCTCCGTATATGCGACACAGTGTCGCATTTTTAGTATTCTACCGGGTGCTGCACCATGTCGAAGAGGTCTACCGGCCTCGACCCTTCGTACTCCTCCATCTTGTCCTTCAAAGCGTAGACGGTGAAGGACCGCACGCGGCCATCGACCTTCTTTAGCGCTTTTTGCACAAGCGTCTCGTAGCCCAGCGCCTTAATTGCCAGACGCA